GAACCGTTTCAATAGTTCCCTTAGCTTCATATTTTGTTTGGCCAGCAGTATCAAGAGTTCCCTTGATTCTCTTGTCTTCCTTGTTATCCGTAAGACGGAAAGTCTTGGGTCCGTTCGTTAACCATCTTGGAGATCCTTTTGCATTTGGATTAGGAATAAACCAACAGAACCTTACAGCTCCAAAGTTATCAGTAACAATTCTTACAGGTTTAACTCTACAAACAGCACCACTCCTAAGGCCTTTGATTATCATTCCACCACGAGCAAATCCAAAGTATTTTGCATTTCTACCATCCAGTCTAGCCAGAGTATGAGTATCAATGTTCAGGATATTACTTGTAGTTGAATATGCTGATGGAAGCGTCTCATCAGGATTATAAGGATTTCTGAGAGTTGCCGAAAAGATTCTTCTCTTTCCTCCTGCATATCTCTTATCAGGAACAAAAGCAGATTGCCCTGGTCTCAATCCAGTCCTTCTTCCGAATCTACGGTTAGGAACACAAATTAGTGCTCTCAATCTTGGTTGAGTATTTTTGGGATGATTTTTATACTTAACGCCAGGCATACGCCCAACAACAACTTCATTTGGTCGGAATGTTCCCCTGATCATTTCAATTTCAAGAAGTTGAGGAGTGATATATGGGGACAACTTCTTCCTCTGCAGGAATGGATAAATCCTTGTAAAGGACTTAAATCTTCGTGCAATTGCCTCTACATTTCTTGAACGCATGTATGTTGCCAGTTCTGTGGAGAGAACTGTATCTCCCATAGACTTGGTTTCCCATACAGCCTTGACTTTAAGTTGCTTACCAGTTCTCTTTTGAGTTGATTCAACTGTTTGTGCGTATCTTCCTGTTGTTGGAATTACGCCCAATTTGTTAAAGTGACCGCCACCACCGATCCACTTTTTCGGTCCTAAAAGATTACCACCCTTTGCTGCTTTTTCCCATGCGGCCGCAGTTTTTGAAGCTTCGGTGCCTTCCTGCCCTCTCCTTTGTTGTTGACCTTTAGTGGGAGCATACTTCCATTCAGGTTTTCCTGTCCATACCGTGTTCCAAGATCCCCACATCTTAGGACCAAGACCAGTCTTTGGATTGACACCAGTCTTGTTAATAGTCTCATTGTAGTTACCCATGACCTTTGTGGTCTTGGGTTTCAGTCTAACTTGATCAGTCCAAACATCAACAGATGGATTTAATCTAATATGCCCCCTCCAGAATCTAACCAGATATGGAGTTACGCTAATGAATCTAGTTGCAAATGTTTGAGACTTCCAAATAATTTCATCATAGTCAAGAGTTACGGAGTCTCCAGTAAGTCTTACATTAGCACCATTAATTTCTCCAAGTTGAGCTGGATCTAAACCATTTCCTCTCTCTCCATCTTCGAGATCTGGATCACCACCAGATCTTGGGAATGTTCCAATTCCAAGAGTTGCATCAGATCCAATAACAAGATCAAGTTCTGTGCAATAGTGCTCAGGTCTCATGAACTGTTGTTCTGCATCAATGGAGTTCTTGAGACCAGAATCTTCATCTTGTGTCAGAAGTGTTGTAAAATTATCAACAAAGAATCCAGACTTAAATTTATTGAGTCCCTGTGCATCTGGAATGAATAAGTTATTAGTCTCTGATTCAAGAAGACTTAAAGTAGCCGCCTCTTCCAAATTAGCAATTCTTTGTTCAAGTTGACGAATGTCTTGCATTCTATATCTCTTATACTGATTAAGAGTAACAGATGCATGAGATACCTCATAGAGATATGGTGGAAGTTCAATGGTTGCAATTTCGATAGAATCATCAATTTGCTTTGGTGCCTGTGGATCATCAGATGGGGTTCCTTGAACCAACTGGAATTCTCCATTCTTATTCAGGAAAACTTTATCAATTCTTCCCTGATAGTAACTCATGGAACTGATGAAAAGATCTTCATCGGAAGCAATTACATCACCATTTGAGTTACCTGTCTGATTGAAAGATCTTCCTTCAAATTCAAATGGACTTCTTGCACCTACAGTTACCGTATAATCAGAAACTCTAGGTCTGATATCCAACATATCACTGTTTTTAATTCTTCTCTTAAAGAAAGGAATTTCTCCATAATCAAAATCTGCATATGAATTCAAAGTAGTTACATCACCAGTATCAGATGCATCAAAAGATGCACTTTCAAAATAAACAATTATTTTTTTAGTTGGAATTTTAGCTTCTTTTTTTCTTATTAATCTTCCATAATCGTAGTAAGACAATCTCTGACCATTATCAAGTGCATAATAATCGGAAATATCTCTAGATCTATCCGTCACAGAAACCATTATTGCTGTAACTTGAGATTCCTCAAAAGTTACAACTTCTCCTGCTTGGAAATCATTATCATTCATATTGATAATGTCAATTGTCGTGGCATTTTCCTTGCTTACCACTCTTCCCTTTGCTTGACTGACGCTACCGACAACAAACTCACCTAAAGTAACATCTTCAGTGGACCCTGTGTCGCCGCTGATGGATGTTAAAACCATTCTAGGTGCAGATGGAGTGTCACTTGCCCTATTCGCCTCATAGATGCCATATACCTGGATTACATCAGGAACATTCAAAGAGATGTTTCTATCTTCAACTCTGGTTCCATATGGGTAACTATCATATGTAAGTCCATTTTGAAGAGTAGTAACTCCAATTCCAGAACCTCTCAGTCTGGATTTATCTATAAGTAGAGACTGAGCTCTGTTTCTTACTTTTCTCTTATCTACTGGATTTACTTTTTTGATCGTTGTGATGAGATCAGCACCAACATTGTTGGTTCCCAAGTTATTAATGGTAATCGTTTTACCATTAGTAGATAAATTAAATTTGTCTTCAGTTAAAACCTCAATACCGCCATCTGATCTAATCAGAGAATATCTTTCCTCATCAAAAGAAAGGAAAGTTTCATTTGCTGCAGAAAGAGTGACCGATGCAGTATTATTCGTTATATCAACAGAAAATTGTCTTCTTACAATAATATCCGATTGACTAATATCAACTTCAGCAATATTCTCAAATGGAAGACGAGTGAAGAGTGCGTTTCTTCTGTTTCCTCTCATTGAGGACTTCAATATTTGAAGATCAGTAACATCAATACTATCTGAAGAAATGCCAGCATATTCAGTAACTGTAGGTAAAGCTCTTGTAATACCACTAACAGTAGCAACACCAACAACATGGAAAGTTGAAGTATTCAGATCATTGCTAAATCTTCTTATAACTCTTCCGAAGCATTGTTCACTTGAAAGAGGATCAGTCCATCTAATAATGTCTCCACCAACCAGTCTACCTCTTGTTGGTAGGTTCCCGTTGGGATCGACAAGAGGAGGTTCCGTTCCTGACTGCCAATCATCATAACGATGCGCTGGTCTTGCAAATCTAAAGACATCAGGATCTGCTACTGTAATTGTGCAAATTCCAGGGAATGCACCTGCATTAAGGCTAATGGACGCGATACCAATATTTCCAGTTCCTCTTCTTGTTGTGAATCCTCTTAAGTTAACATCTGCTCCAAAGGTACTAATTCCAATATTGTCATCTCTTTCAGCATAAAGAGCTTTAACATCATTTAGTCCATATCTCCATGCATGTTTTATGGTTCCTGTGGTGGTGATTCCATTGAATGATACGGTTTCATTTCTGATGAATCTTCCAGTAACATCAGAGAGATAGAACATTCTGCTATTCGATGTACTCTCTACCAAGTATCCTTGTGCGCCACTATTTCTACCCTCAACATGAAGAGGAGTGGTCAGAGATACTTTTGTATTAAAAACAATTCTTTGATTAAATTCAACATCATAAAGAGAGGCATCGTATTGATTCAATTGAAGATTCAATGAATCATAAGATCCACCCTCAAGAGCAAAGTCATAAATTCTTGCTCTTCCGACTGTTCTTCCTATTGCAACTTCAAGTGGATCACCACTTAATCTTTCATCCATCAAACTTACAAAGTAAGTATTTCCAAGACCAATTTTAGGATTTCCCTGTACATTTGTAAGTCTTACCGTCTTACCATTAATAAAGTCAATATTTTGTTCTTCTACTTCTTGTGTAGTTCTTGGTTTTGGAACATCAATTACAGTTTCGTCTTCCGTATTAATATGATATCCTCGTACAACTGCTTTACCAGGACTTACAACATATTCCATCAAATCATCTGATGGTTCATTTCCCTCATATGTTGACTCTCCAGCGTCAAAATAACCATTATTTCCTTCAAGGTCATTTAAACTTTCATCTACATCAACATCAAATGGCATGATGTAGTAATCGCCAGATTCATCGTACCTTGCTTGAGCAATACTATCCTGGATATGATTATAATTTGGCCCAGTTGGGGTGTTTAAAATATCTCCATCCCTGATCTGAGTAATTTGTACGAAATTATCAGAATCTGTATCATCAATAGCTCGCTTTGACAAAGTTGCTGTAATTTTTAATCTATCAGCACCAGGAGCGCCAAAATTATTAAATCCTTGAGCATTATCATAGAGACTTTCATCCTCGTCTGCTGTGACAATTTCTTCTAAAATATTAAAACCTACTTTATATGAAGGTTCATTTGTATATTGATCTAATACAAGAGTTTGAGCGTCAATTTCTACAAAATGACCTCTTAAAAAATAAACTCCATCATCTACATTAAATGAAGATCCAGTGGAAGCTGCATCTTGAGGAATTGTAGTAGCAAATGTCTCATTCGCACCAATTAAAACATTACTGAGAGAAATTCCAGAGATGGTAATTAAATTTTCACCATCAGCAAATGTCTTAGATCCTTCTTCATCAGTTCCAGAACGAAGATATACCACATACAATGTTGCATTGGATCTTTCGGACTGCTCAGAAGTAAGAAATCCGTCCACTACAGCTTCGATTCCTGTAACTTCACCCCTAATTGTAGTTCCGACAAGAGCAGAAATGTAGCTAGATACATCAACTCCAGAAAAATCATTCTGAAGTTCTATACACTGATATCTACTGTTATAAGAAACGCCTCCAGGGATTACTATTGATCCCTCCTTAAACATGTGATCACCAAATTGTTCAATTTGGTTCTGCAGCATAGACTGGAGAGAATTTAACTCTCTTGCTTGTACAGGGTAAGATGGTTTGAATAAAACTCTATTAAAGTTTTTCTCTTTATCAAAATCATCAAAATATGGATTGATGTTGAGATTAGTTTCCTGTGGCATGATTTCTTATTAGAATTGCAAAATAACTTTGATATCTTCTTTTTGATTTACAGAGCGAGTCACTTCTGGACGATTATCCACAAATATTATATTTCCAGAATATTTCTTAGACTCAGGATTAGAAACACCACTATTAAAACTCTGTCCAAGATAATATGTCCTATTATTTATTACCGTCGAAACACCAGTAAAACCCGTATCAATATTGAGGTTATTCGATCCACCTTCAATTACAAATGTTCCACCAACACCTGGAGATGATGTAAATTCAAACTGCTCAAATCCGTATGCTGGATTAGTAATAGCGGCTCCTACAGTTGTAAATCCTGAATTAGATTTATCTTGCCAATACTTTAAAACACCAGTATTGTTATCATAAGAAACCACTCTACCAACGGCAGTAGAACCAACACCAACTGTTTGTGTTATCAGAGAATCTGATGTAAATGTTGTAGTTGTAGTGGCAGATCCGGCCAGTTTCAATGCATAAACTGCACTTGCTTTATCTAAAGTTAAAGTATTGGTAGAACCAAACTGTTGTGGATTTTCAATGATACCAATTCTTGCAATTTCATTACCCGTTATGAAATCTGGATTTTGGGTATCGTTTTCAATTCTGGAATAAAGGAGAACATAGAAAGCACCGAGTTCTCTGTAAATATCAGCACCGTGGCCACCTCTGGGTGGTATAATAACATTAAAAATAGGAGTGGTGGTTCCGATTGGAACACCACCAGCAACTAAATCAACAGTCCCGAAAGTATAATCAGACCCACCATTAGAAATCGTTATTGACTCTACTTGTGAACTGTTATTAACAACAATAGTTGCCTCAGCACCACTTCCATTTCCTCTAATGGGAACTCTTGTATATGTGGTATTTGGTGGACCTACAGCAACTCCTCTGTTTACTATTGTTGCAATCTTAATTTGACCACTAACTGCTGCATTATCTCTTACTGCACTTATTGAAGCATCAGATGTGCTTTCCCAATCACTTGGAACGGGGATGTAATTTACAGAATCAAATTTTACAATATCAGATGGTGAAATTGTATAAAGGTATTTCCAAACATATCCATCTCCACTCACCCCAGCAGCTCTCGGTTCAAGATCTGTGAATTTAGGTTCATCCAAAGATGGCTTTCCATTTGGATTTTCTGGATCAGTTCCGTTTTGTAAGCAAATATAAACTTTAAACTCGCTATTAACTACAAAATAATTTGCAGAATATATGTTTGTTGAATTTGATGGTCTAGAAAGATTGTCTCTAGTAATATCATGACGATACATGTCATAAGTGACACCAGTAGACCAAGAAACTTTTCTGGTCATTCTCTTAATGTCG